CATGGTCTGTAAACCCGAACACCGCACCATCATTGCGGGTCAGGCGCCAGCACCAGGCCAGCGTCGTCGTACCATCATCGAGATGGGCCTGCAGGCCAGTGGGCAGAGTTTTCATCGGCGAACCTCGATCAAGGGGATTGAGGTAATCGAACCGAGGCGCTCGATATCATGGGTGACGTCGAGCCTGTCGGTATCGAACCGCACCGGCACGTCGAATTCAAATCCGGCCGTGATCGCCACACCGTTTGCGGGCGCGGCGGTGAAAGTCACAAGGCCGGTGGCAATATCAACCGACCAACCAGACGTCTGAACAATGCCACCGATTGCCACCACCACGGTGCCCGCCACCGGCTTGGTGATTGTGCGCGTCCATGTCTGCGCGCCCGAGGCATAAGCCTTCACCAGCTGAAACGCGGTAGTTGCACCATCGCCAGTTCCAATTGCCTGATCGGTCGCGGCAGGCGTGCCCGAAGGCAAAGAGGACTTGTAGTCACCCCAATCCCTCCAGCGAAAGCCGTAAAGCCGCCCGTTGCGGGCCTCGAAGAAGGCGACAACCGCGGCCAGATCATCGGCCCGTCGCACACCATAGGCGGCATCATAGCGACGGCGCGAATTGGCCCAACTGGCATTGCGCTCCTCATCGCCCGAGGCCAGCTCAACAATCTGGGTGCGCCGTTCCGGCCCGCCGCGCGCGCCGCGACTGATATTGTCGGGAAACCGAACCTCGTGAAAAGCCATATTACCTATCCTTTTTCGTGCATCTTGTCCGAAAACCGGTTCCCACTTTTTGGGAAGCGCTCACCTCACATACCCCTCCGGCCCATGGCGACAGCGCGCGCAATGTCGGCCGCCACCTGCGTACGCGATTGCCGAAAACTCTCGGCGTCGCGGGTCTGGATATTGATGGTGATCGGTGCAGTTTGACCTGAGCCCGCGGCCACCTCACGGCGGGACAACACCCGCTCGCCCCTTTGCAGAATGGCGGGCACCTCGTTTGGCTTGAGACCCGCAAAGCCTCCGTTGTGCATTCTGCGCGCGCCAGTAAACGCCGAGGGTGACACCATGCGGTACGGGGCAGAATGACCAACGATGCCCCCGTCGTGAAATATTGGGACTAAGTTGGGTGTGTTCACCGTCAGGCCCTCTCCAGTGTCCTGCCCCGCCGCGCCAAACCCGCCAAAGGCCCCCGAAAGGGCGCTCGCCAGCGGGCCAAGAATGAACTTGCGCGCCGATAGCTTGGCCATATCCGCCAGCATCGAGGTCACCATCGAGCGAAAATCCAACTTGCCGGTTTTAACAAACTCGCCAATGGCGCTTTCCGCATTTGAAAAGGCCCCGGTCAGACTGTCGCCGAGACCCTTGCCCATGTCGGCAGCCTTGGTGGCGTAATCTTTCAGCGAATTGGCCGCGCTCGCCCATGCCGTTTTGGCAATGTCGGCCGCTTGTTTTGCCGCGCCTCCGGCCTTGGCCACAGATTTGGCGACATTATCTGCCGCTGTTCCTGTGTCTTTGATCGCGATCATCCCACCGTCACCGGCAGTTTTCACAGCATCGCTCAGAGCCCTGATTGATTGGAGCGGAGCCTTAGCAGCATTGGCCGCCGCCACCGCCGATACCGCCAACCCATCGGCCTTGCTTCTTGCGGCATCCGCTGCTGCCGCCATTTCATAGTAAGCCGAGCCAGCCATGATGGCCGCGCCACCGAGTTTGAGAGCCAACGTATCCGTACCCGGCACGCCGCGCATGCCACTGGCAACCTTGTGCAGAAAATCCGCCCATTTCTTCTGGATGCTAGCGAGCATTCGCAACCAACCGGTTTCAACCGTTGTCCAGACGGTGGCCAGAGCAAGCCCGAGGGATTTACCGCCGAGTTTGATCCGCTGCCAGACTTCAACGGCTACGTTTTTCAAGAGCCGCATGGCTTCGCCAACCCCGCCAGCACCTTTCACAAGACGGCCAAACCAATAGAGCAATTCGCCCGCCCCGACGATCAGCGCGCCGATGCCGGTGCGAATAAGCGCCCCGCGCAAAACTGCCAGCGATAGAGATACCCCGCGAATGCCGAGCACGGCACTGGCCAGTGAGATCACCAGCTTGCCGCCGAGAACGGCCGCAAACGTCGCCGCAATGCTGACGATTTCACCGAGATGGTTGAATAGGCCCTTGATGGCGCGACCGAGTGGCCCCGTCACCTTGCCAAACGCCGCGAACGCATCTGCCATGGCCTCAAGCGCTGGTGCAACGGCGACGGCAAGTTGGTTGGCGATGCCTTTCCACAAGAGGCCCATCCGCGACAGCGCATCATTGGTGCGCTGGATCTGCGCCGCGTCTTTCTCGGACACCGCCACGCCAAAATCCTGCACGTCCTGTGTTGCTTGGCGCAAGGTCGCACTATCAATGCGGGTGAAAATCAGGCCCGCCCGCGCCCCGAAGATCGTTGATGCCACGGCCGCCTGCTGGGCTGTCGGGATGAATTTGGCAATTGCATCCTGAATCTTGATCATCTTCGCATCGATGGGCAGCTTGGCGAGATCGGCGGCCGAAAGGTGCAGCTGTTGCAAGGCTTTCACCGCCGGACCCGTGCCTGCCGCCGCCTGGCTGAGACTCTTGGTCATCATGATGGTGGCCTGCGAAACCTCACCCTGCGACACGCCTGCCAGATCTGCAGCGCGCGCCAGTACCTGCATGCTGGCGGTGGTAGTGCGCAAGCTTGCCGCCAGTTTTGCCTGCTCATCAATGGTTGCCAGACTCGAGCGCACCATGGCAATGCCTGCCGCCGCGGCAGCCGCAACCATGACGCCGACAGCAATCTTGGCGCGACGTGCAAACTTCGCAAGGCGCGCGTTGGCGATCTCCATCTCGCGCGAGGCCTTACCAAAGCCCTTTTTGCCCGCGTCGCCAATGCCGGTCAGCTCTGCGCGCACCTGTTTGCCACCGACGGCCGCGAGGCGCACGCTGACGCGTTTTTCAACCATTATCCTGTTCCATCTGCTCAAAGAGTTTCTTCACCATCACCGCCTCGACCGCGGGCAGGAATTCAGCAACGGCGAGGGCATTGATCCCAAGCGCAGCGGCCATCGCCAGCGCTGCTGACATATCCCAGCCGATAATGCTGCCCGCGGGTGCCACGCGCATCTGACCGCCAAGACGGCCGACCAGATCCCACACCTGCACCCCTTCAAAAGTCTGCGGCGCGTTCAGCTTTTGCGGGCAGGTTTCGCAGGTTTGCGCGCACGCCTCGCGGGGCTCGCAGCCCTGGCAATATTCCCCGCCGCCGCCGGAGACCCAGTCAGCGAGGGCGCAGAGTCGTTTTTTTCCTGATCCAGCACCAGGCCCTTGGCGACGTAGTCGGTCTGGAAGGCCTCGAACAATGGCCAGATATCGAGCAGGGCATCGAGCGCCTCGGGGCTGACGGGGATCACCTTGCCCTCGGCATCGCCAACGCCGTCCCAATCAAGGGCAGCGTTTCGGGCCAGTGCCTTAGCAAAGGCGAGCGCGCTTTCCTCGTCTGGCGTGTCCTCTGGAAGCGCCATAATGGCGGGGTCATTTCTGGCTGCAACCATCATCGCGGTGGTCAGCGGGCCAAGCAGCACCCGCACACCATAACCGAGATCGAGCCAGGCCGGCTTATTTGTGAGATCAAGTTTCAGCATATCAATAACTCCCAACAGTGTTTTTGAGGGTGACGGTGCACATCTGGCCCGCCACGGAATCGTAAGCGGCCTGCCAGTCAAAACTGACCTGAATGCCCTGTGGTCCCTGGATTTCAGCGCGCGGCCGCGGCAGGTAAACCGCGTGCGCCGTAATGGTCAGGCTAACGGTCGACGAGATGGTGTAAGAGAACTCCAGCGCCGATGCGGTCCCGTTCAGCGCCTGATCCATCAGGGTTGTGTCGGCGAATCGCACGTCGATCTTTCCGGTCAGCGCCGCAATCGAAGGGTCAGCGCCGTCGATGCGCCCATCGCTGCGGATGGTCTCGATCCGGTCAAGATTATTGGCGTAGGTGATGTCGGCGGAAACGATATTGCCAAGGCTGGTGCCGTTGCGCTTGATCGCGCCATTGAAATGCCCGAACCGCTGCAATCCATAGGCCGTGGGCGTCCCCGCTGCGGTGGACGTCACCACATTCTCGCCCTGGGCGATCAGCTTTGCGTCAGCGGTCAACAGGCCCGAGCGCTGCATCTGCCAAGAAAGCTGATCAAGAACGCAGCCAGTATACATGGCGAAGCGGGGGATTGCCGGCATGCCAACCTCGATCGCCATGCTCGGCAGGTTCCAGTTGCCCGATTTGAACGTATGCGTTTTGTTTGTCGTGCCGGTGGTGGTCGGCGCGCCAAACGCAGCTTTTAGCCAAAACCCGAACGCCTCGGCGTCGATCGGCAGTTTGATATCGCCATCCGCCGTCACCGCGTCCTTGATTGGCGCGAGGGGATCACGGCCATAGCCCAGAAGTTCCGAAGTCAGCAACGGTTGTTCAGCCCCCAACGAGGCGCTGGCAAACGGTATCTTGTGAAATCCGCTTACCGGCGCGGTGCCATAGATTGTCTCGAACGCAGCCGCAAGTTGCGACCGCGCGCCTTGTGCGCGTGCCATGATGTGTTCCTTGTTTTGGTGGAGGTCATTCCACGGGGATTATCCGAGCGGGTCGGCCGTGGTGTAAGTCAGCGTGATGTCAATGATCGCGGCTTTCAGCGCTTCGCCACCCTCGACAGGCAGGTCGACCGGTTTCGGGGCCGTCGCCTCGACCCAGTCGCAGAGACCGCCAAGGGTGCGGTTGGTCGCGATAACGGCGCCGATATTGTGCGCGAGGGCATCAAAAGCCGCCGCCCGTGCCGCCGGCGTTTTACCCTGCACGATCACCTCGAGTTCGGCCTTGTGCTCGTAATAATATGACAGCGGTGATAGCATGACCTCGGGCTTGCCCGGGTCGCCGTCGCGTAGGATTACGAGGCCCGCAGGTGGGATGCGCTCGGGCAGGACTTCTTCACGCAGAACGGTTGCGCCAGGCATGGTTTCAAGCGCCGCAAGCAGGGCTTGCAGGATGGTTTCACGCGGTGTGGACATAGGCCTCATTCAACGTTGGAGCAGCAAACCTTGAAAACTGCCTTTGAAAACCCGACCGGACAACATCTGGATATAGGCGTCAGAACATCCTATCTTTGATGGATCAGGAGATGTTTTATGGCGGGTGGATGGGCACGCGACGGCGCGGTAGGTGAACAGATCGAAGCCTCGATTGCGGATGAACTTGCGCGGTTGAAAGCACGCAAAAAGGTCGTGGGCGAAAGCCTTACTCATTGCGCCGAATGCGAGGAACCGATCGTGGAGGCCCGACGGCAAGCCATTCCCGGCGTCAAGCTTTGCATCGACTGCCAGCAGGAACGCGATCAAACTTTCAAACCGCGCGGCGGTATCAACCGACGCGGCAGCAAGGACAGCCAGTTGAAATAGAAGGGTGCGGTCGGGACCCTTTGTAGGGTCGCAAGCCGCGCCTGCAGGGTGATTCACCGGGTGTGGACGTAGGGGTTATTCGTCGCTTCGGGCCGGGGAAAACAAAATCGGTTCGTGTGAAACCGCCAGCGAACCCGTATTCTGCCCATCCGAGAATACTATTCCACGCCTTCGGCCGAGCTTGGCAGATCGAGTGCAGAGCGGCAGCGACCTCGGATCTTGCTGTAAAGTGTTGCCGCATCCACATCGTCGAGTATGTCGGGATGTGCCCGAAAGCCTGGAATGATGCAATTGAACGGCGTGGCCCCGCATCCCGGGGTGGCGCATTCCGGTCGCGACTTTGGGCAGGTGTTGAAATGGCATAGCCGCCCCAGATAGGCATCCGTCTCCGGATCAAACAGAAACGTATCGACCTGATGGTCCGCGACTCCGAAATCCGGCTGCTGCTCGTGCTCCATCCTGAGCGCTACAGCCTTGGCCCGCCGCAACTCGCTGAGTTGAGACATATCCGCGATCCAGAGGGCGAGATCGAGGTCCTTGCACTCATGCCAGAGCTGAATGCCGCGCCGCCGATACCCGGCGAAACGCGGTACTTCCTTCCACAAAGGCCGTGCTACCGAACCAATGACCGCGATGGCCACGACCTCGGGAAAAACGCGCCATGCATCCGTGATCACATCTGCCGCGTGCCGGAATTGCTGCTGCGTCCTGAGCAGATAGGCGTTGTCCCGTTCAATTTGGTTCGGTTGGTTTGTCATGGCTTGTCCCGACGCATCTCGCGATTGCAATGTGGCAGACATTGGCCCGCCTGCGCTAGAGGCATTCCGAATGCCGGACGGGTCAACGCAATTTCCCTTATGTCCATTTCTCGACAATCAGACCAGGCACCATTCCCGCCACCCTTTCCGCATCCCGCGCCAGATCCAGCCGCTTGCGCAGCTTCACCTGCGGCACCAGAATGAAAATCGGCGCAGAAACCTGCCCACGCCCGGTCTTGGAGCGCGAGGCCACCGCCGTGCCCTTTGTGTTGATCCGCGCCTTTTCGGCCACCAATAAACTCGGCCCATTGCGGCGATAGATGAAGCGCAACCGCATCCCGCGCCGCTGTTCCCATTGCGCCGGCGTCAGCCGCGCACCGCCACGCCCTTTGCCAGCCGCTTCGGTGGGGATCGCCAGATAAAACCCGCTTTTTGATCGGATCAGCACACCGCGATCATGGGCATTGAGGATTTCCGGCGCGTTTGACCAGACGAACGCCGCCGCATCGATGCTGTCCTTGCCCTTCGGATAGGTCCGGTTCCTGATTGTGCGCGGCAGACGATGACCAAGACCCGCGCGGGTGATTTGTTCGCGCCACGCCTGTTTCAATTCGCCACCGGCGGATTTCATCGCCGCCGTGACCGCATGCTCGCCCGCTTTGATCTCTTCCTTCAGCATCCCGACCAGATCAGGATCAAAATCGAGTTTCAACTTCATGATGGCAACAGTTCCAACGACCAGATTAGCCGCTCGCGGTCGCGTTTCGGTTCGCCCTGAATGGTGAATGTATCCGGGCCAATGATGACGGTGTCACCCGATTTAACGCTGGCCATTTCAGACACCCGCACACCGATAATGGTGGTGTCCGACAAAATCCGCGCCGCCCCGAACGTGGACATCTCGTCCGGCGCCTTGCGGATCACCCGCACCGGCAGAGGAGCCCCACCTTGCGGGGTCCAGGTGGCATCCGCCGCCATGTTGGCGTCCTGAAAGATTGCATCCATGGCGACGGCAAAAGCGTTCACTAGACTAGACGCGGCGCGCCGAGCGCAGCACCTGCGGGCGAGTGCAGATCGGCAGCGGGTTGCTTTCAATCTCAAGGCGCACCCATTCGTCGCGATCCCGGTCTGGAATGGAACGCGCGTAAAGCGGCAGTCCAAGCGTGTTGACGGTCTCGAATGTATCGGCAGGCGCGTAGTAAATCTCGAACAGCCCCTCGACGCCCTCGGGATAGAAATACGCCTTGTCGACCGGCACGCCGAAGGCGGCATTGCCACGATAGCGGCGGAAATTGATGCCACCAAAGCTGACCTCGTCGGACACCCTGCTTCTGAGATCAGCCGCTGCTGCCGTATTGAGATAAGTTGCGCGCACTTCCTTATGCGCCACCAGATCGGCAAAGAAGGCCGAACCGCATTCCGCGCGCAGTTGAACGGCTCCGGTTGAAAGCCCGCCAAGCGTATCCTCAACACTTTCAATCAGGGCCTGACAGACCTTGCGCAAGGCGCCCGAGGCAGGCGACGCATTGGCCAGATCAAAGTTGACTTCAGCCGCAGGTGTAATGGCAAACTCGGTGAAGTAATCAATCACCGTGGCCCCGTTTCCGGGGTCAAGCACCTTGCCTTGAATACCATTCAGCAGGTGGTATTCAAAGGTGGCCTCAGCATCATTGCGCAGGCGTTTCAGGCGCCCAGCCACTTCCGCCTGGATTTGTTGGGTTTCAGACTCCGACCCGAAGGTGCGAATGCTCTGGATTTCCGAGGCCCAAAGCACGTCCTGCTTTTTGAACTGGCGGCAGACAAACGCCCGCACGTCGCGGTGCTCGGGCACCTGTTGGTCATAGGCCGAGCCGCGCTCGGAAAACGGGATCAGCGACAGGGTGCCGTCGCGGCTTTCAATCACAACCGTGCGACTTCGCACCCCGCGATCACTAAACAGGCCGGAGCCTGACAGTGTCGCGGGCTTATAGGGGATGTTTTCCAGCGCGCGGGTGAGTTCGATGACCGAAAACGCATCGGTCGCAAAGATATCCATGGTGGCCATTTCGGCCTCCTTTCAGGGGAATGTGATTTATCGGGTGAGGATGCCGACAGCGGCGAGCGCGGTATGGGCAGTTGTGATCTGCGCGGCCGTCGGTGTGCCGGTGAACACCAGGTCCTTGCCATTAACGATGGCGGGGCCGCGCAGAACCGCAACCACTGTAACATCCGCCAATGCGGCATCCGCCGGTCCCCAGAGCACGGCGACAGCCGTTTCCGTACCGTCGACGGCCACCGGATCATGGGCGGCGTACTTGCCAGTCGCGGTGATTTTACCCAGCACGGTACCGGGTTCCAGAACCGGATATGTGCCGCCGGTTGCAATGGTGATGACCTCGCGGGTGTAATCGCGAAAAGCCTCCCAAACTAAAAAACCGCCTGCATGGCGGCCCT